ACAGCGGCTTTTCTGGGTATTCTGGCCCTGGCGGCTCTGGCGCATCTGGCTTTTCAGGCTTTTCCGGTTATTCCGGTCTTGGCTTGTCGGGCTTTAGCGGCATGTCGGGCTTTAGCGGTGGCTCTGGTTTGTCGGGCTTTTCCGGTGTATCTGGCCTGTCTGGCTTTTCTGGCTCAGGCATAAGCGGCTGGTCTGGCGCAAGCGGAACATCGGGTTACAGCGGCGCAATTGGTCAATCTGGATTCTCGGGCATTTCCGGTTACAGCGGATTTTCTGGCCTGGAAGGCATATCGGGATTCAGTGGTCAAAGCGGGTGGTCGGGCATTTCCGGTTACAGCGGCTCGGGTGTCAGTGGTTGGTCAGGCGCAAGCGGGTTTTCTGGTCAATCCGGGTTCAGCGGCTTTTCTGGCACATCTGGTCTGTCAGGTCAAAGCGGCCAATCGGGCTTTAGCGGAACGTCTGGATTTAGCGGTGCATCTGGGCACAGCGGGATCAGTGGGTATTCGGGCGAAAGCGGCTTGTCGGGCTGGTCTGGCATTAGCGGTTACTCAGGAATCAGCGGTCTAAGCGGGTACAGCGGATCGGGCCTTAGCGGCTGGTCTGGCACATCTGGCTGGTCAGGGTTTAGTGGGCTTGGTTTAAGCGGTTACAGCGGATTCTCGGGGCTTTCCGGATACAGCGGCGAATCCGGAATCAGTGGATGGTCTGGGCAATCCGGTTGGTCAGGCTTTAGCGGGTACAGCGGCAGCGGCATAAGCGGCTGGTCGGGCTTTAGCGGTTCCGGTGTTTCAGGCTGGTCAGGCTTTAGTGGATTTTCTGGTTTTAGCGGTTACAGCGGAACACCGGGAACGTCATCCAACTTTTTCCTGTACAGGGCAAATACCACCATCACATCGGGCTATCCGACAGATGGGGATTTGCTTTGGAACAACGCAACCCAAACCAGCGCAACATCTATTAACGTCAGCCATCTGACTGATACAAATGTTGACGTTGATATTTTTCTGGCGTTGATTAAAGCTGGGCAAAATTTCACCATCCAATCACAAACAGCAAGCGCAAACTATCAGGTTTGGCAAGTTTCGGGAACCCCGACAAATACGAATCCCGCATCACCAACAAGCTACTGGACATATCCCGTCACCTTAGTTTCGTCTGGCGGCACAGGCACAACTGGCTTTTCTAATAATGAATTGCTGGCCCTTGCTGTTACGCAAGGCATCAGCGGTTACAGCGGTTACAGCGGATATTCGGGCGCTGTTGGTGCTGGTGGTGCAATCGGCAATTGGGGTTCCTTTTGGGACACCACCGATCAAACGGCGGCGGCTGCAAATACGGCTTACGAAATTACCTTTAACAGCTTTGATGCTGGCAACACCGGCGTTACGGTGGTGTCTGGTTCGCGGGTTACGTTTGCCAACAGCGGCGTTTATAGCCTGACCTTTTCCATTCAGTTTGTAAACACCGATACCCAAATTCATGATGTAAATGTTTGGCTGCGTAAAAACGACAGCGGCAGCACGGGTGATGTGCCTGCCAGTGATTCACGGTTAAGCATCCAACAACGACATGGCGGGGTTGATGGTTATGGTTTGATGACCGTCAATTTTGTGGTTCCGATAACTGCTGGTGATTTTTATGAATTGATCTGGGCTGCTACAAGTACTCAGATTTCCATTCAATCAGTACCTGCTGGCACATCACCTGTTAGCCCATCAATCCCTGGTGTAATCTTTACAGCCACCCAGGTGATGTACACCCAAAGCGGGTACAGCGGCATTTCTGGCTTTAGCGGCTTTTCAGGAATTTCGGGATTCAGCGGAACATCTGGATTTTCTGGCTGGTCTGGCATCAGCGGGCACAGCGGCATTTCTGGCTGGTCAGGCACTAGCGGTTACTCAGGCTCAGGCATTAGCGGCTGGTCTGGAGAAAGTGGCGCGTCAGGCATCAGTGGGTTTAGCGGTACGTCAGGCTTTAGCGGGTCTGGTGTAAGTGGCTGGTCGGGCTTTTCTGGTGACAGCGGCATCAGCGGTTTTAGCGGTTTGTCGGGATATTCTGGTTCTGGAATCAGCGGCTGGTCAGGCTTTAGCGGAATCAACGGCATAAATGGAGATTCGGGCTTTAGCGGTTTTTCTGGTTACTCAGGAATCAGTGGCATTAATGGAGCATCTGGGTTTTCTGGTTTTAGCGGTGTCGATGGTACGAATGGAACCTCTGGCTTTAGTGGCACATCGGGATTCAGCGGAACCAACGGAATCAATGGTGCATCTGGTATTTCTGGTTTTTCTGGCACAAGCGGTTTTAGCGGCATAAATGGCACGAACGGGGACAGCGGCACATCAGGTTTTAGCGGTACATCAGGATTTAGCGGCATCAACGGCGCGAACGGCGCATCAGGCACATCCGGATTTAGCGGTACGTCTGGATTCAGCGGCATAAACGGAGCAAATGGCGCGTCTGGAATTTCGGGCTTTAGCGGAACGTCTGGTTTTTCCGGTACTAATGGAACAAACGGCGCATCAGGTTTTAGTGGCATCAGCGGATTTAGTGGTCGATCTGGTTTTTCTGGGACAAACGGAACCAATGGCGCATCTGGAACATCAGGCTTCAGCGGGTTCAGCGGTGCAACTGGCACGGCAGGGCCATCTACGGCGATCAATGCAACATCCAGCACGACAGCAACGACACAATATGTTGTTGGCGTAGCATCGGCTGCAAGCAATCAAACACCCATTGTTTCCATATCAAGCCCCGTGTCTTTTGTACCAAGCACAGGCGCATTGAACGCGGTGTCCCATGTCAGTTCATCTGATGAGCGTCTAAAGCATTCCTGGCTGGATGTTGATTGGCAATTGATCGAAAAACTTGCCGGTGTGAAAGCTGGGTCATATACTCGATATGACACCGAACTAAGGCAAGATGGTGTTTCTGCTCAATCGTTGTTGGACGTAATGCCCAACTCGGTGGAAAAACATCCAGATTCGGGGATGCTTGGCGTTAATTACGCAAACGCGGCTTTGGTTGCTTGCGTGGCGTTGAGCCGTCGAATCTTGATGCTGGAGCAGACAATAAACGACATGAAACGATGAACTACAGCATAGTTATACCGACATACAACAATTGCGACAAATACCTTAAACCCTGCATCGAATCCATTTTTAAATGGACGGACATGAGCAATGTTCAGTTGGTCATTTCTGCCAACGGATGCACCGATGAAACGCAATGGTATTTGCAATCGTTGCGGCACAAGTTCGATTCAATCGGTTTTGCAGAAAACTTAAAGATTGTCTGGAACGATCTTCCATTGGGCTACGCTAAAGCGACCAATGAGGGGATCAAAGCATCAACGGGACAGACGCTGATCCTGTTAAACAACGACACAGTTTTTCTTGAGCAAAAGAAAAATCAATGGCTTGATCTATTTAACAAGCCATTTTTTGACCATGCGGATTGCGGCATTTCTTGTGTCATCAAAAGCCGATCTGAGGCGGCGGGTCAAGACTTTGCAATTTTCTTTTGCGTAATGATTGATCGGCACGTTTTTGATACCGTGGGCTTACTGGATGAAAGCTACGGCATCGGCGGCAGTGAGGACATAGATTTTTGCATCAGAGCCGAAAAAGCTGGTTACAGGATTTATGAGGCAACGGAAAAGCGTTTAGAGGGTTCGCAATATGTTGGCTGGTTTCCGATCTACCACAAGGGCGAAGGCACGATGCACGATCCCAATCTGGTCAAGGATTGGCAAAAAGTGTTCGATGGCAACACTTTAAAGCTGGCAAAAAAATACAACCCTGAATGGTACAAATGGAAGCTGTCCAACGATTACGAACGGGCGGTGTTTCTTAAAGATGATCCCGTTTTTCCAAGGGAAGCCACTCGATATCAATGGGCGGCACAAAACATCGTTGGGCAAAAAATCTTAGAGATTGGCTGCTCAACAGGCTACGGGCGGCAGTTCTTTGGCGACATTGATTACACGGGCCTAGATTACGATCCTGTCATCATTGAAGTGGCGCAGGAGCAAGGATGGCAAGGTAAATTTGTCAACGCAGACATAAACAAATTTGGCCTGGAGCATTACGATTCGATCATTGCATTTGAAGTCATTGAGCATCTGGACAATGGGCTTGAGATTGTCGAGAGATTGAAGCGTAATTGCAGGCGGTTGTTGATAACGGTTCCGCTAAATGAGCCTCCGGGCTTTTGGGGTCATCATCACAAGCTGCATGGGCTAAATGAAAGCCATTTTTCTGGCTTTGAGTTTGCGTACATCAATGAGGCAGGCCACATCAGCGACAAGCCCCAGGTCATTGATGAAAACAACCGAGCAAACCTAATGCTTTGCAGGTGGAGCAATGACTAAAATTCTTTGCTCAATCTCAACCCGTGGGCGCTATCACAGCACCTTGCCCCTGGCCTTGCAAGCCATCATCATGCAGACGCGACCAGTGGATAAGCTGGTCATCTTTGATGACAACGATGAGCCGGTGGATGTGCGAACGGATTTGATCTATTCGCACTTTTTCCAAATCCTAGACGAAAAAAAAATCCCGTGGGAATGGTTGTTTGCAGGCAAAAAAGGCCAGCACCACAACCACCAGATTGCAAACCGAATGGGTTTTGATTGGGTTTGGCGTGTTGATGATGACGCTATCCCAGAGCCAAACGTGTTGGCAAACTTGAGCAAGTGGATTGCCGACAATGTTGGCGCAATTGGCGGGTCTGTGCTGACCAAGCCATTTGATCCAATGCCAATTAAAGCTACGGGCGTAATCGAACGGATTGATTCCGAGCCGAACATTCAATGGTCATACATCAGGCATATGCAGGAAGTCGAGCATCTGCATTGCACATTTCTTTACCGTGCTGGCATCCATGATTACAACACGGGCCTGTCAAGGGTGGCTCACCGGGAAGAAACGCTGTTTACCTGGGGCTTGTACGAAAAGGGCTATCGGGTGTTGCTGGTTCCCGATGCGGTCACATGGCATCTAAAAAACCCGCAAGGCGGCATCAGGAGCGAGACAAACCAAAAGCTGTACGAGCAGGACGAGCAAATATTTCGCAATTTCCTGCACTATCGGGACAGCACAATTGTTGTTCTCAACTGCGGCATGGGCGACCATGTTGTTTTCAGTCATGTCCTGCCCGAGATAAAAAATCCGGTGGTGTTTACCTGTTACCCGGAAATCGTTCCTGGGCGGTCAATTGCGGAAGCCCAGGCATTGTTTGGCAGCGTTGACCAATGGAACATCTACGGCAAGATGGATGCATGGAAGTGGCAAGGAAGCCTTGAGAGCGCATTTCGGAAACTGTACCTATGATCGTCATCAGCCCCTACGCGCAGCGGCTCAAAAGCGGCAACAACAATCCGAAAAATTACCCTTACTGGCAAGAATTGATTGCCATGATTGATGAGCCAATCATTCAGGTTGGCATCGAAGGTGAGCAGCAGTTAGTGCCAGATTTCCGCAAAAACCTGTCAATTGCTGCACTGCGTCAATTGTTGCAAGACTGCAAAACTTGGGTATCCTGCGACAGCTTCTTTCAGCACTTGGCCTGGGACGAAGGGAAAAAGGGCATTGTTCTTTGGTCGGTGTCTGACCCGCTAATTTTTGGGCATCCCGAAAATGTCAACTTGTTGAAAAGCCGGGATCATTTGGCTGTTAATCAGTTCCTTTGGTGGGAATATTTGCCGCACCGCAGCGAGATTTTTGTAGAGCCTGAAATCGTAGCAAAAGCAATCTCAGAATTTTGATCCGTCAGTAAAATGCCGAAAGAAAGGATTTTGGCATGGCTACGATCAACGAAACCGAAGCGCGGCTCAATTCGCATGAAGCAGTGTGTGCGATTCGCTATGACGCGATCAATGCTCGACTGAAACGCATTGAAGGCATCATTATCAAGACAGCAGCGGTAATGATTGTGTCAATGGCTGGCGTGATTTATACGGCATTTGCGCGGTAACAATCATGATTGATCCGGTTACAGCCCTTGCCGCAATATCGTCGGCGGTTGAACTGGTCAAAAAGGTGGCTGCAACTGTTGATGACGTTACATCACTTGGGCCGGTGCTTGGCAAATATTTTGATGCCAAAGCCGATGCCATTGAAGTTGTCCAGCAATCACAACAAGGCGAATTCAAAGGTTCTGCGCTAGGTAAGGCGCTTGAACTGGAAATGGCTATTGAGCAGGCAAAAGAATTTGAAAATCAAATCAAGATGCTGTTTTTCCAAGCAAACAAAATGGATGTCTGGGCCAGAATTGCTGCTCGGGCACAAAGGATGGAAGCAGACGCGGCACACGCGGCACGGCGTAAAAAAGAAGCCGCAAAAAAACGGCAACAAGAATTGGACGAATTGTTTATTCTTTTAATCGGTGTGCTGATTGTGTTCGTCGTGATTGGCGCAACGGTCTGGTTTATTATGGAAGCAACCGCACAAGGAACAAAATAATGCTGTCACTCATTTCTACCCTTGGGGGCTTGCTTATCAGTGGCCTGCCAAAGCTGCTTGAATTCTTCCAAAACAAAAGCGACCAAAAACACGAATTGGCTTTGGCTCGATTGCAAAACGAGCGTGAACTAGCAATGGCAGCGCAAGGGTATGCAGCGCAGCAGCGCATCGAGGAAATCCGCACCGATCAGGTGATGATGCAGACTGAAGCGCAGATGACGGAAGCGGCGCTAAAGCACGACGAAAAGATTTTGGACAAGGCCAGCACCTGGGTGGCAAATTACATCGGAACGGTTCGCCCGACAGTGACATATCTGTTTGTCATTGAGTTGATTCTTATCAACGGATTCCTGGCGTTTTATCTTTGGCAACATCCCGAGATGATTAAAAGCATCGACGATATTGTCAAATATTCGGATTTGATTTTTTCCAGCGACGAAATGGCAATGCTGGGCGGCATTATTGGCTTCTGGTTTGGTTCTCGCAACTGGTCTAAGAAATGAAGCTAAGTAAGCCCGCAGCCGACATGATGCACAAATACGAGGGTTATAAAAACCGCCCGTATTTGTGCCCTGCCCATATTTGGACAATCGGCTATGGGCACGTTTTGTATCAGGAGCAGATCAAACTGCCGATGACCAGATCAGATGAAAAACCAGCGGCAATGATTCGTAAAGAAATGCCGCTAAGACCGGAGCATAACCGTGCGTGGACACGACAGGAAACTGATGATTTATTCGCGGCTGATATCGCATCTTTTGAACGCGGTGTTTTACGTCTTGTTCCCAGCTGTGCTGGGCATCAAGGCCGCTTTGACGCTCTGGTATCTTTTGCCTTTAATGTAGGGCTTGGCAACCTACAGCGCAGCACAATCCGCATTAAAGCAAATCGCGGCGAATGGGAAGCCGCAGCAGATGCCTTTTTGCTCTGGAACAAAGCAGGGGGCAGGGTTCTGCCGGGGCTTGATAAGCGGCGCAAAGATGAACGCGCCATGTTTTTACAATAATTTTTTGGTGACGCGGTATTCAAACAAATCCTTGTGCTGCGGATAACATAGCGCAAACAGTCGGGCTAAATAAGGGCTGATGTTGTTGTTTATTTTCCATTCGCCACCCCGTTCAGCCAAAGCCGAATGATGGCGCAACACATGAATTATTGTCCTGGCTGAGTAGTGTTTAAAACCAGCGTTGATGACCTTGCTGGCTTCAGAAACAAACGCAACCCAAATGTGTTGGTTGTCGGGAAACCACAGTAAGAATTCCGCAGGAAATTGATCCTGATTGGCTTTCAAAATGTGATTTGCCGACATTATGCAAGCCTCAATATTTCGATTTGCGTTTTGTCTTTAGATCGGCAGGTGGTGTAACTGCCTTTCCCAGCGATTTTGCAGGCGTGACTGGTGATTGCGCTTTGCAGCTTGTCAATCTCAAATTTATCCACCGGAATGATTAGCACCTCGCCTACTTCAACGTGCGTAAATTTTTGCTTTACATAAGCACCCATTTCAGCAAAGTTATAAGCGGGTTTTTCGTCAGCCAGTTTCAAATCACCAAATCGTGTGCCATCCGGGCTAATGATTGCATACCGAGCGCCGATTGCATCCAGCATTGTCAAAGCGCGTTTGAGTGTTGCCAATTTAATTTCTTGCATGTCGTGTCCTATCTTGTGATGAATTGGCCTACTTGTTAAAAACTTTCGGCCAGTTAATTAGAAGCAGTTGGTAGTGCAATTGCCAAAATAGCAGCACGTTGTGCAAGTCACGCTGCGCCCATTTGACCAAATGGTGTGCGTTGAACATTGCGCCCATGCGCCTGTCGTAACAAGCGCAATACCAAGACCGGCAAAGAATCGTTTAATCATGATGGTTCCTTTCAAAACGGCGTATCGCCAAGTTCATCAAAACTATCGTCGGAGGGCAGACCTTCATACGCGGTCTTTTTTTGTTGTTGGTTCTTGGGCACATACGGAAATGCCTTGAAGTAGCCGGTAAATTTGTCACCTACCGGCAGG